CGCATGAGGAACAATCCGATCGTCGAGCAGCCGGACATCAGCACAGTGAAGGTCTCTATACTGATGCCGTTCCGTGATGACGGCAATCGTCTCGAAGTCAAGAACTGGGTTGAAGCTCGCTGGAGGAAGATGCTCCCGGACGCGGAGTTCGTGTTCGGTGAAGATGAGGGCCAGCCCTACAGTAAGACGACGGCCGTCAATGACGCGTTCATGAAGAGCACCGGGGACGTTCTGGTCGTTGTGGACGCAGACACGGTCGTTGACTACGACACGATACGGGCCGGCATCGCCGCCTCCGTACTGAAGGACCAGCTCGTGGTGCCTTGGAATAGGTCGATTCGGCTCAGCGAGGTAGACACCCAGAACATCCTTGAGGACGGGATCGACGCAGAGCTGCCCTGGCGAGGAGACGCCGGGCCGAGCTCACGAACAGCCGGAATGTTGTACGTCATCTCCCGCAAGGGCTTCCAGGCCGTCAACGGGATGGACCCTAGGTTCAGAGGGTGGGGCTGGGAGGACGTGATGTTCAACTACGCCTGTATGACGATGCTGGGCTCCGTCAAGTATCTTGAGGGGCGTGCGTACGCTCTGTACCATCCGGTGAAGCGGGTCGAGGGCAAGGGCCGGGTCTGGGGAGAAGAAGACCCAGGACGCGCCAACCTCCAACTGAAGATGGCGTACAGTCGAGCCAGGGCCCGCAGGAAGCTGATGAAGGAGATCGTGGATCAGCACCCGCTGGGAGGAGAAGCCGCTCCGATCCCAACGTCCCCAAGCAGACCAGTACGCCGGACTCAGCCCAGAGAGTCCTTCAAGATCCTGAACGTGAACTAACGGTTCTAAGACGATCTAAGCTCTAGAGCTGCAGATCGGCATGGCATTACGTTAGACAAGATAATGCTCATTTGTGCCGATAACAGCAATCGATCTACCAGCATCTTTCGTTCTTAACGGCCGGCCGTACTACTACGAAACCGTTCTACGGTCCCAGTCTTGGAGGAGCTTGTCGTGGACATGATATGGAACGAAACTAAGCAGCGATGGAATGCTGTTGAAGTGCCGAAACCTGAGACAGTGGTGTGGGATGTTGCCAAGTACAAGACATCTGTAGAGGAGCTTCGGGCTGTGCCTGTTGGTCGCATGAGGTACTACGCAGTAAAGTATGACGCAATGAGCAATGAAGTTCGGACCGAACTTCGTCTATCATTTTGGGAAGACCAGGATGGTCTTTGTCTTATCTGTTACGAGCCCATCCCGCCCGATGAAGTCCAAAATGGTAAAAAAACTCATCTTGACCACAACCATGAAACTGGACTAGTTCGCGGTCTTCTCCACGCTCTATGCAACACCAGTCTTGGCCACGTAGAACGTTTCTTCGTTCGAGGCGAAATGGACAACGTCATGCAGTATCTTGGGGTAAGCGTATGAGCGTACAGGACTTGATGAACCAACCTGCGACTCTCATGCGCCAGTCTGGCGAGTCGAGAGGACCCACAGGATCGGTCGACCAGGAATATGAAGAAGAGGAGATCCTTGGGTACTTCGAGCCGATGAAGCCGATCGGTCTGGAGGGCGAGGAGATCGAAGAGCGGAACACACAGATGGGCCGCTGGTTCGGAGCCGTCCCTCCTGACATAGAGTTCACGGGATGGGACGTTATCATGTTCGCTGGAAAGATCTTGGAGCTGACCGGTCCGCCGCGTCTGATGTGGAATCCGAGGCTCGGAGAATACTCACACCAGGAGCTGTCCATGAGGATCGTTGAATGACCACGTTCTCACTAGAGCAAGCACTGTTCGACTACCTCTCCGAAGACCCGGTCGTGAGTGCGCTGGTCGGCGCTGGCGAAGAAGCTAGGATCTACCCGTTCCGAGTTCCGGAGGGCAAGGCTCTTCCGGCCATCTCGTACGCGAGAGCAGGAACGAACCGGACGTACACGTACGACTCATTCGAAGAAACCAACGCGTTCGTGAGAGCTCGCGTGAGCTTCCACTGTTGGTCTAACGTTCCTGACGAAGCCATGCAAGTGGGAGAGGCGGTGATGTTGGCGCTAAGTGGGTACGGCGGTCAGATGGGCGGACAGCTGGTCGGGGCGTCTTTCAATGTCCTCGAGATCGACATCTACGAGCCGGAGTCAAAGATGTATAGACGCACTCTTGACTTCCATATCATGTACGAGGAGGACCTGACGCCCAGCAGTTCGTAAGTAGAAAGTGATCTAAAAGTGCACCACCGGAAGGAGAAACTGCTATGACTAAGTACGCAGGTCGAGGATTCACCGTTGCCCTGGAGGGCGACAGTCCCCTACCTCAGCTCCGTGAGTTCGGAGCGTTCGGTTCGTCTCGTAACCTGATCGACGCAACTGCTTACGGCGACGACTGGACTGACTTCGTGACAGGTCTACAGGACGGCGACGAGGTGGCCTTCACCATCGCCTACGATCCTGACGACGTCGATCACGACGGGCTGATCAACACATACGAAGACACGGACGGCCGCATCACGCTGGAAGTCGTTCACACCGACTCCACGTTCGCTGCGGACATCCACTGCATCATCAACGCGCTTCGGCGCGAGTCGCCGATCGATGGTCTGTTCGCGCTTTCGGGCACGTTCAAGATCGTCAACCCCGGCGTCGTAATGACCTCTAGCTAAGGCTAGAAGTCAACACCCCCAGATCCAAAGCACGTGCAAGCAACCATCGTACTACAACAAGCAAGGGGGAACCAAGCATGGGTGTATTGAATGCGGATGCCATCCGCTCGGCAGACGATCTCGTCTACGAGACGGTGACTGTACCTGAGTGGGGAGGAGATGTGATCATCCGAGGTCTGACCGCGAAGGAACGAGACGCCTACGATCGGGAGATCGTTAGTGTCGACGAACGCGGGCGTACAAAGCTGGGGCGCTTGGAGAATCTCCGAGCGCTCCTGCTCGTGCGTTGCATGGTGGACGAGAAGCACGAACGTCTCTACCGTGACGCAGATGCTAGGATGCTCGGAGACAAGTCCAGCAAGGTGATCGGTGAACTCTACTCTATCGCGGCACGACTGTCCGGAATGCGGGACGACGTCGTCGAGGAAGAGGCAGAGGATTTCGCCGAAGGCCAGCCAGACGACAACTCTTCCGAGTCGCCCTCGCGCTTGGTATCCCTGTCGGAGTCCTCATAAACGGGATTCCTCAGCTTGAGAGCTATGGCTGGAGGGGTAGGCGAACTCGCCAGATAGGGTGGGTCTTCCCGCCTATCACTCCAGCTGAGCTCCAGGACTGGAAGGCCTTCGAGGTAGTCGAGGGGCCCATCCTTATACACGACCGAATCGAAACTAGTTCTGGCATCGTAGCTATGTCTACGGCAGCCCCGCACATGAAGGATTCTTCACAGGCGAAGCTGGAAGACTTCATGCCGCACTGGGATCCTCAGTACCAGAGAACAAGAGAGTTCGAGCAGACACCTGAAGACATAATGAGCGCCCTGCGCTCAATGTCCACCAAGAAGTTTCCAGAAGCCAAAGGAGATGAGCGAGATCCCAGTCGCAAGCGTACAGTACATCCCTAACCCGGCCCTGGAAATAGAATGGAACCACAGTCCAGAGGCCGCTGCGATGATGCTCAGTGTCGGTGAGCGCGTCAAGGCGGCCGCTGCTGCTATGGCCCCTGTGCAGACCGGAACTCTGAAAAGCTCTATCCAGTATGACCTCAGCGAAACGCATGGCGGAGACTTGATGGTGATCATCGGCTCTAACCTTCGCTACGCTGGCTTCGTGGAGTATGGCACGTCCAAGATGGCCGCACAGCCGTACCTCCGTCCAGCCTTGGATGAGGTGATCTGATGCTCGATGGCGGTACCGCAATAGTTCGCGTCATCGCTGACGCCTCTAAGCTGTCAACTACGATCGCTGCTGCTACTAGAGGCTCTACTGGAGGGCTGGCGGGTCTGGGCAACAAGATCTCCAGTGCCCTGACCAACCCGCTGGTACTGGCCGGAGGGGTCGTCGCGGGCGTCACGGCTAAGATGGGCTACGACTTCGAGGACGCGTTCGCTCGTATCGACGCCATCTCGAACGCGAGCAGCCAGGACATTGCCAAGTGGAGAACGCAGGTCATGACACTGGGCAAGGAGACCGCGCAGTCTCCCACCGATCTTGCCGAGGCTCTGTACTTCTTGGCCTCTGCAGGACTGAAAGCCAACGAGGTCTTCCCCGCCCTGGAGGCCAGCGCCAAGGCCGCAACAGTCGGACTGGGCGACGCGGCGCAGGTCGGCTCCGTTGTGGCCGCCGTGTTGAACGCCTACGCCGGCTCTGGGATCAAGGCTGCCGACGTCACGGACATCCTGTTCGCTGCGGTTCGAGAGTCTCGCGCAGAGACAGATGAGTTCGGTCAGACTCTGGGCCGATTGTTGCCGATATCGGCCCGGGCCGGCATCTCGTTCGGTGAGCTCGCCGGCTCTCTGGCCTCGCTATCTAACATCGGTCTGGACGTGTACGAGGCGTCCACCGCCATGCGTGGCGCGATCCAAGCTATCACGGCGCCGGGCGCTAAAGCGGCCAACACTATGAACGAGATGGGGATTTCGTCACAGCACATGCTGGACACGATCCACGAGGACGGATTGCTCGGCGCGCTGAAGTACCTGGACAAGCAGATCAAGGCCAACACCAAGTCAGAGTCTGAGTACTTGCGAGCCTTCCGAGACATTATCCCGAACGTCCGCGCCCTGACCGGTGTGTTGGGTCTGACCGGTGCGAACCTGAAGCACGTCAATAGCATCTTCGATGCCACGACCCACGCGACGGGTGACATGGCGGAAGGCTTGGATCAGATCTCACGGGGGCCGGCGTTCAAGTTCCGCGAGGCTTTGAACGAGCTGCGGATCATCGGTATCCAGGTCGGTCAGAACATCCTTCCTCCGATCACCGACATCATTAGCACGCTGGCTCCGGTCCTAGAGTTCGCGGCGAAGAACGCAGACAAACTTCTGATCGCGTTCCTGGGCTACAAAGCCCTAGGATTCCTTCCCGGTCTGTTGACGTCGATCGGTGTGGCGATGCAGGTGCTGGGCGTATCCTGGGACGTCGCGGCTCTGGATGCTGCCGGTATCAAGCTGGTTGCCTGGACGAAGTACGCGCTGAAGGGCGCGGTTGCCACGTTCGCACTAGCGTACGCACTAGGTGATCAATCGTCTGTCGCACAGACGTCTACCACCGAGATGCGTGACCTGACCGCCGGCGCTGAACTATACCACAACGCGCTAGCCAAAGGCACGCTGACCCAGGAAGACTACAACGCTTACCTCAGCTCCAACCTGGTAGCCCTGCACGGAAACCGTGAGGCGTTCGAGCTGGCCGTTGACTCTGGGATGAGCTACGAGGACGCCCTATTCCAGATCAGTGCCACCGGGATGGAAGGTGCGCAGCACGTCAAGCAGGTTAACAAGTCTGTGCGTCAATCCGCTGTCGTCTTCGACGAGGCCGGTAACAAGGTCAAGACGACGACCCACTCCTTCCAGCGCTGGGGCTTCGCGACTGCTGAGGCGTTCCAGAAGTTCAAGGAAGGCCTACAGGAGAGCATCCAGACCGCTCCCGGAGCGTTCGAAACTCTGGCTGATGCGTTCAGTGTCACCCCAGAAGAGGCCGAGAAGCAGCTCAGTTTGGCCCTGCAGATCACCCGCACCAAGATCCGAGACCTGAAGCGTATCATGAGCGACAAGGATCTCACCAGGGGCCAGAAACTCGCGTTGGCCTCTCTTGCTCCTGAGTATCGGCATGCGTTCGTAGAGGCTGGAGACGCAGGCAAGCGTGCTATTCTCAAGTTGGCCGGTCCTCTGGCGGCCGCCAACGCGACCAACGTCAATAGGATCATGGCTCCGACCAAGAAGATGAAGGGCAAGGCCGAGACAGCTGGACGCAGCGTCGGTACTGGCGTAGCGACCGGTATCACCGCCACGACCCCAGCTGCGATAGCCGCCGCCGCTCATCTAGTCAACGTCGTGAACTCCAAGATGAAGGACCTGTGGAAGTTCGGCTCTCCGTCTAAGGTGACGCACCAGTTCGGTGCGTGGCTGGTCGAGGGTCTGATCCTTGGTATCAAGTCTCGCGAGTCCGCCTTGAAGAACACTATCGAGCACGTCACCGATATCCTCAAGAAGGCTCTAGACAACGCGAAGAGTGCTCTGAGTGAGGCCCGTGACAAGAACGTCGGCATAGCAGCGGCCGAGGCGACAGTCGCCATCGCCCGTGAAAGAGTCAAGCAGGCCCACGAGCTAGAAAAGATGGCGAACCAGGCACAGAAGGCGCTCGACAAGATCATCGACAAGTTCAAGGAGTTCAAGTCGAGCATACGAGACGGGTTCTCGGACTTCAAGGACCTTGGCTCGACGATCAGTGACGCCTGGTCTCAATACCAGCAGGACCTAGAGGAATACCAGCAGGCGATGAAGGACTTCGTCCAGGAGTATGATGAGCAGGGCAAGCCCACCAACGCCCCGCCTACTGCGCCGACCGCTCCAAATCTGAGCGGGTTGATCGAGCAGCAGGTCGCTGACGCGAAGAGGCTGGCCAAGGATCTCATCGACGCGGCCAAGGCTGGGCTGTCTAAGGGTCTTCTGCAGCAGTTCGCGTCTCAAGGAGTGGCCGGGGCCAATGCACTAGAGCAGCTGCTGGCGAACCCCGAGCTCATAGCCCAGCTGAATGACGCATACAAGGTCATCAACGATGCCGCTAACGACACCGCCGACGCGCTTGGTGCGAAGTTCTTCGGGAAGGCCATTCGCGAGGCCACCCACGAGTTCAACAACGCTGTCCACGTACTCCAGAAGTTCATCATCGCGATGATCAAGGCGATGGCGGACGTAGGTGGAGCGAGCGCTTCACTGCGAGCGCTCCTTGCCAACCTCCAGCAGAAGATGCAAAACGCTCCTGCTGGTGGTGGAGGTGGAGGAGGTGGCGGCGGAAGTGGAGGAGGCAACGGCCCCGGCCCTGGCAACAACTGGGGGACCGGTTGGGGTGGCGGTTGGGGTGCTGGTGGAAATACTCCTCCCGCACCTCCGTGGAAGCCGACGTGGGAGCCGACGTGGGAGCCAGAGTGGAAGCCTAACAAGAAGGGCGACGTGTACGTCACCGTCAACGGTGACGTCACGGGCACGGAGGTCGTACGCAAGGTTCGCGACGAGCTCCTTCGTATCGGCCGCAATAACGGAGGGACAGGACTCTAAATGTCATTCACGATTCCAGATAGAGCGATCACCTACCCGTTCCAGTCGCGATGGTTCGAGTCCGACGTGGCGATCATAGGTATGTCAGCCGGAGGGAAGAACGGCGTCATCGCCGGCGGCTGCGAGGTCACGGAGTCAGCGATCCCCGATGGGAATACGCTCGTGTCGGTTGGTCAAGTTGTCGTTGATGGCGGCTTGGTGGAGGTCGCGGGTCAAACGGTTGGCCACGATGTTGCGGATGCCCTGTTGCCACGATTCGACTTGGTTGTTGCCTACGACGACGGGACGTGCGCCTCGCTAGCAGGGACGCCAGACGCGGCACCACTCCCTCCTTTGCCGGACACCGATTCGATAGCGCTGGCGCAGGTGTTTATTCCCGCAGCTGACACGGCTATCGAAGATGAACAGATCAGGGATAAGCGCGTCTTTGTTCCTTCTCCCATCGCTGCTTCTGAGTGGATCACGTTGTCGTGTGCCGCGAACCTCGCTCGGGCGAACACCGCAGTTCAGACGGCCGACCCGGTGATGCAGTTCACGATGAGCGCGAGTGGCAAGTATCGCGTTCGAGGTCACGTTGCGTTCTTGCTCGGCTCACGAACTAGCTCGGCCGGTATCGGAGTTGCCTTTTCCGGACCGGCGTCACCGACGTTCGTGGGCGGGCAGACGTTGGCGCATATGGCAGCGCCGACCCAGACCATCGGGCAGCCTGCGGGGTCTTCCAGCTTGTTCGCCTTCGCAGGTTACCCGAACTGGTCAGGGTTCGACCTGGGGGGTGCGAACTACCGGGTGCTGTTCCAGTTCGACTTCATCATCCAGAACGGTGTGAACACGGGGGCGTTCGCGTTCGTGTGGGGTCCGAAGGCGGCAGGAACTTCACCTGACACGCGGCTCGCTGGGTCCTACATGGAGTACCAAGTGGTCTGATGGTTGACATCTTCAAGACCGACGGGTTCGAGCATGGCTCGGTAACGTCCGGGGCGCTCACCGGAGTGTACGATACGATCCAAGGGACTCCGGCGATCGGGACCGGAGTAGTCCGTACTGGGCTGCGTGCACTGGACATCGACGCGGCTGGAGCAGCTCGGCGTATCGCGTACAGTCTCCCCGCTTCGACCTTCACGGCCTGGGTGAGCTTCTACGTTCGTCTTGAGGATCTGCCGTCGGCGGTCGTGCAGCTGGGTGCGTTCTCCAACGCTACTGGAACCATCCACTTCTCGTTCGACAACGTAACCGGTCGGTTCGCCATCTCCAACGGTAACTTGAACCGAACCTCTGTGGGTCCAACGGTCGCCGCGGATCAGTGGTACCAAGTGGACATGTGGTGCGACTCGTCAGCGGGCACCACCGTGCCT